GCGACCTTGGCCGCTGCTCTTTTGACTGGTGCTTTTGTCATTTCATTGCCCAAATAATGATGAATGTGGACCAGACCACAAAGGCCGTGATACAGACCGCAGCAATAATTGCCACGGCCCAGTCTTTCACTTTATGCTCGTAAAGATGATGCCGGCCATGCTGGTCAGCATGATCCCTGAGACCGCAAGCATGATGTTCTCTAGGCGCTTAATCCTGGCACACAGCATCTCATAGCGCAGTGTGCAAACATCCACATGGGCATTGAGTTGTGCTTGTGTCGGGTCCATGGTTATGAGCCGTTACGCGCAGCTTCAGCAGAAGCCTGTGCAGCCTGATAAGCCGCAATTACTTCAGCAGTCCAAGCCGCATTGCAGATTGCAACAACATTAGCGGGAACGCCTGTTAGGTCTTGTGCGGGTGTGAGGCTTGAACGATGGTAGGTTTTGCTTATTTCATTGCCATCTTCCATGATGCGTGTTGCCTCACGATAAAGAACGATGCCATTCTCGGTTACTGTGATTTGGTCAACAGTTGTGGTTTTGGTTAAAGACATTTTGATTTCCTTTAGTTAAGTGTCCGACCTGATAATCCAATCAGGTTAATTAGCCTACTTGATAAGTTACTTGAAAACTTAAGCGGTTACTTGCAGTAACTGCTGTGCCGTTATACAAATTTGTTGTTGCCCCTTGCAAGCCGCAAGAAGAATTGCTATTTGCATCCCAATTTATTGTTGAACCGGAAACAAGAAAGTCTACTGTTATTCCACTAAACGGCATATTAGTACAAATAAGGCCACCTGCCGAACAAGCAGCACTTGTTGAGCCTTTAACATACCCTTGAACAGAAACAATGTTTCCAATTTTTGTGTATCTTCCATCAGAACTAAATGTTCCAACTATAGTTAATCCACTACCTTGATTTGGAGTCCAAGTACCTTCTTCATAGTCATCTAGCGTATTAGCGTTTGATGATGCGTCTTGAGCCGCAGGAAATGTAATGCCTTGACCTGATGATGGAACTGCTGCACCAATACCAAAACCATACTGATTAAAAGTGCCTGAGTTTGTTGATGCGCCATTAGCGAATAACTTAACTGCGCCACCAGTTTCTGCAAACAAACCAAGGTCTGTTGAACTTGTACCTAATATTGCACCCGCAAGTCCAACTATTGCCTTTTGTGTTCCAGCACTTCTATATACAGTGTTTGCCTTACCCGCTGTACTGCTATCTAAAGAAATACCTGATGCTGCACTTGCAATTGAACTACTTAAAGTTGTTCCATCAAAAGTAAGCGCAGAACCACTTGTCAATACCTTTGAGCCATTGAGATAGGCTACTCCGTTTGCTGTGCCAGCGGAAAGCGTTTGACTACCAACAAAAGTTACATTCTGTGAAGCGTTCACAGTGACAGCAGTTGTCCCTGCTGTTTGAAGTTGCAAGACACCCGATGTGTCAGCAGTGGTGATTAAGCCGCCTGATGTAGCGGCATTGATTATGCTTGCCATTATTAGTTTCCTTTAATTACCAAGGTAGTGACGCTACAGCAGGTGTCACTGGTGGATTAAGAAATTGATCAATCCTACCTTGAATTGAGAGTTGAAGAGCCGCAATACCTTCTTCACCCAAAGACGATTGCACCCAGCCAATCACAGTTTCTTCTGTTAGTTGATCGTATGGAATAAAGCTTGATTGTTGTACTGAGGCAAATTTAACGGAACCTTCTAAAGAAGATGTTGTTCCGTCTTGGTTGCCTGTGTAAACATAAAATGCTGTAACAACATAATCAGGAGAAGGTGACTGAACCGTATACATTGTTTTAATTCTCCAAGTCCAAGTAGTCATTGTTTTTCCTTATGGGTGTGAAGCGACATAAGCATCATGCTCTGCCTTGAGTTGATCAAATTTTGCGTTCAATTCTTGCAATGCTTTAACCAAAACAGGAATAAACTTTGTTTCGGTAATGCTAACAATTTCTGCTTCTTTCTCATCATCAGCAATCAACAAGTCTTTTGCAACACCGCCATGTTGTTTTTCAAGAGCAATAACTTCTTGAGCCAAAAAGCCCAACTGCGTCTTTGCTTCTTTATGAGTGCCGTCAGTGATTCCCTTAAAATAGTTAGAACGCTTGTCCCACTTAAACTCAACAGGGCGCAGACCTTTGATGAAATCTAAGCCGTACTTAGCGTCAACAATATCTGTTTTATCACGGGCATCAGAAGTTACAGTCCAAGCAACTTGAATATAAGCATTGGTTACGCTTCCATTTCCGATAACTACACGATTTGATTCTGTTGTAAAGTTACCTCCGGGGCTTCCTGTACGACCCGCATCTTGACCAAGAAAAACATTGACTGAACCAGTAGTCAATGCGTATCCTGCATTTGTTCCATAACAAGCATTGTTACTACCAGTTGTTACGCCATACAAACTCCCATAACCATACCCGCAGTTATAACTTCCTGTAGAAGTTGATTGAGCATTTTCAGAGCCAAAATAACTGTTGTATGTTCCAGTTGAAACACCGCTTCCTGAAGCATAACCAAAAGCGGAATTTTGATTGGCAGTCGAGTTTCTTAATGCATCTCGACCAAAAGCACAAATTGCGCCAAATGATGTACCTGTTCTAGCTGCATCACGACCAACAACTGTGTTGTTAGCACCAGATGTCACGCCATACAAAGCCTGATAACCCACGGCAATGTTGTATTCGCCTGTTGTTCCGCTATACGCTGCTCGATATCCTACAGCAGTACTGCCCGATGCTGTGGTGTTGGCATTTAATGATTGATGACCAAGCGCAGTATTGTATGAGCCTGTTGTACTAGTTATTAAAGCACCTGTCCCAATTGCTGAATTTGAATCCCCAGTGGTGTTGTTAGCTAGGGCAAAACTACCAACAGAAATATTTGATGCGCCAGTTGTGTTTGAAGTAAGTGCGTTATAACCTATAGCAGTTATATCAGATGCTGTGGTGTTAGCAGTTAAGGCATTAGAACCCATAGCAGTGTTGTTTGCCCCTGTTGAGTTTGTAGCTAACGCTTGATAACCTACAGAAGTGCTATTTGAGGCTGTAGTATTGCCACCTAAACTGTTATATCCAATACCAGTATTAAAATTTCCCGTTGTGTTTGAGTCTAAACAATATGCACCAAAAGACGCATTGGCAGCACCTGTTGTGTTGGCGTAAAGCGACTGATAACCTACAGCAGTGTTGGCGGTAGCTGTGGTGTTAGCCGCAAGTGCATCACGGCCTACGGCAGTGTTACTGCCACCAGATGTGTTTGCCGCTAAAGCCAAAGAGCCAAAAGCCGCATTACCACCACCAGTGGCTAATTTTAATGTCTGGTAGCCAAAAGCATCAATAGTTGTATTTGCAGTGTAAGCGGCTTGATAACCAAAAGCATTTACGCCTACTCCTGAGGAGTTTGTAAAACCTGCTTGATAACCTAATGCAACAATCGCAGTTCCTGATGGCGTATTTCCATACACAGTGCCCAATGCAGTAGGCGTAGCGGCAGAAGGAACACTAGAGGTAAGTGCCACTGTTCCTGTAGTTGCAGGAAGCGTTAGGATTGTTGTCCCCGCCACAGCAGGAGCTTGTAGCGTAACTGATCCGCTTGTGTCGCCAGCAATAACTATTGAACTCATAAATTTCCTTACAAAACAACCCAGCGTGAACCGCTGGAAACTGTGACTGATTGACCTGATGCAATGGTGACAGGGCCAGATGACATGCCCGAGTACCCTGCGGCTATGGTGTAGCTTGTTGCAACAGACTGGCTGTTTACATAAATACCATTACCTGCATTTACAACAGAAGAACTCAACTCACCAGTGCTTGGTTTGTACAGCAGCTTAGTGTTACCTGTGAACAGCGTTGAAGCCGCACCAGATGTTGCGTTTGCAAACAAGGGGAAGACGTTAGTTGCTGTGGTTGTATCGTTGCTTAAAGCTGCACCACCAACAGAAGACCATGCAGTGCCATTATACCCTTCAAACTCCGTTGTTGTGGTATTGAATCGGAACATGCCACTTGCTGGAGTTGGACGTTGTCCAGTTGTTCCCTTGCTAATGCTTAAAGCACCAGTGGATGAGAACGTAGAATCTGCAGATGCTGTAAGTGCTGTTAAGGAAAGAGCACCAGTCATGGTGTCACCAGTCTTAGATACATAGTCTGCACCAGAGAGAGCAGAGCGAGTCCAAGCAGAACCAGTCCACAAATACAATTCATTGCTTGTGCTGTTCCAATACAATGCACCAGTTAATAGAGCATTGCCGTCATCGTCAACAGAAGGTGCAGTAGCTTTACTTCCTAAGTAACGATCATCAAAAGAGTCATAACTAGCAGCAGCATTGGTGGCTGATGTAGAAGCAGCAGAGGCAGAGCTAGAAGCATTAGATGCTGATGTAGAAGCGTTGCTTTCACTGGTAGCTGCATTAGAAGCAGAGGTGGCTGCAGCAGCAGCAGAGGCTGCAGCAGAAGTTGCCGAACCTAAGATGCCATCAACATACAATTTAGTAGTGGCATCAGCGTTATTTGTTGGAGTACCTAAGCCTGTAATCTTAGCAGTACCCATCGCAATAGCACCAGACATTGTGCCACCAGTTAACGACAGCTTCAATGCATCAGCAGTGTCTACATAAACTTTAGTAGCTGCGTCTTGATTTGCTGTAGGATCTCCCAAGCCTGTAATCTTAGAAGTGCCCATTGCAATAGCACCACTCATAGTGCCACCAGCAAGTGCTAGTTTAGTTGCAATGGAATTTGTAAGAGTGGTGGAGAGATTAGCATCATTGCCTAAGGCTGTTGCAATTTCATTAAGAGTGTCTAATGTAGATGGAGCAGAAGCAACTAAGTTGCTGATAGATGTATCAACATAACCTTTAGTGGCTGCATCACCAGCATTTGTAGGAGAAGTAAGATTGGTGATGGTGGCAGCAGTGCCAGCATTCATGTTCAATCCACCATTGATGGTGACATCATTAAAAGAAGATGTGCCTGTAGAGGCTGTAACATTACCTGTTAAGTTACCTGTAACATTACCTGTGACAGCACCAGTAAGATTACCTGTGACATTACCTGTCACTGCTCCAGTAAGGCCACCAACAAATCCAGTGGTGGCAGTAATGGTAGTTCCTGTGATGGCTAAAGCAGAAGAGCCACCAATCACCGCACCATCAATAGTACCTGCATTGATGTCAGCGGTAGCTGCAACCAAAGAGGTATTGGCAGTGAGAGAAGTGAATGTACCAGCAGCAGGTGTGCTTGCACCAATAACAGCAGCATCCACTGTACCACCATTAATGTCAGCAGTGTCAGCAACTAAGCTGTCAATGTTGGCTGTGCCATCAATGTATAAGTCTTTAAATTCTAAAGAGCTTGTACCTAAGTCAATGTCATTGTCTGTTACTGGAACAATAGCTCCGTCTTGGAATCTCACCTGCTCCACAGCAGCAGCAGACACCTCAACAAACACACCATGACGATTGTTAGCTGTATCAGTGGCAATCTTATTTAATAAGTCAACATCTCCAATAACAGGAACAGGATGACCCTCAGCAGCAGTACCATCATGCTTATGACCACCAGTAGCATTGAAAGCATCACGCAGAGCATTATACTCATTGTTAATAGGAGCTGCCCGTACAACTGCGGTTGGTACAATATCAGCAGCGGATTGTCTTACATAACCTGTCAAGGTAGTTCTCCTTAGCGTCTGTCATTCATTGAATAATTCAAGACCATGCCCTGAATTGTATGACTAGCATTCGTATCATTAGTCACAAACTTGAAAGCAATGGAGAATCCAGAGCCTTCAATATTTACTTTCTCAACTGGTGATGGATTACCATCAAAGATTGCAGCAGCATCATAAACAGCTTCGTTGTAATAAGCTGCTGCACCTGTTGTTGTCATTGTATAGTTAGAAGGATTGAATACATTCTGACTATCTTCAAAGTCGTAGCTAACACCTAGACTAATTGTAGAGCTTCCTTCACTACGCAAGAAAGTAGTGAAATTATAGAAGTTCTTTCTAATCGTAGGATCTTGGAAATAATAATAAGGTGTTTGATAGATACTTAAAATTGTAGAAGAATTAAAAGAACTACCTGTTTCTTGTTGATGCACCTTCCCAGAAGCATCCCCATGAATAACAATCTCATCTATTCCTACATATCCACTAGCAGCGCAAGTAGCCGGAAAATCAAAGAGCTGGCTAAACTCAAAAGCCACACCACCCTCATTAGCCCTCAGACCACCTAACAAACCAAATGTTCCTTCTGATGGAAGAAACAATCTAAACTGTGATTTCTTACGAAGAACAACTGAACTTAGTGTTTCAGGATCTATGGAACCAGCCACCATTTCTTTTAAGATTGCGGTAATTGTAAATTGAATTTGTGTAGAAATTGTTTCTAGTTCCACATCACCAATTTTACTTGTACCTGCCACTGGTCTAAAACCATCTGGCCCTAAGAATATTAAATTACCACCGAGTTCTACCACACTATCAGGTACAACACAACCTAAATTGGTTGTCACCTCACTGACAACAAAGTCAGCAATGTTAGTGCCTGTCAAACTCTTAATAGAATTCTTACCAAAGATGTATAGCGTATCTCTAAATTGTTTAATCTGAACAATCTCAAACCCCACATTGATAACTGCAGAACCATTAGCGGGGTTAAAGTTTGTCTCTGCCAATGGAGAAGAAATGTATAAATTGTAAGGATCTGTAGGATCACCAGCTAAGAAGATGTGGTTCTTAAATGCAGCAGAATACTTAGGACTGTTAGGTGCATTAGCATCTGTAATCTGTGTATATGTAGTACCATCATATATAGCCGCTGGATTTATGCCATCAGTTAATACAAACTTAGAAGCACTCCAATTATACCTAGTAAACCTAACCTTCTTAACTCCCACCATAGTGACAGTTCCGGGAGTTGAAACGGCTGACCAAGTAGATGAAGAAGCTACCCACCTATAAAAGTAGTTTGTTCCAGCAGAGGGTTTACGACAAGCAAAAATACCATCATTCAAACCCTCAGCTACAAATACACCAAGAACATTCCCCGTCCCTGTCACTGTTCCATAGCTATTAGCATATCCACTAATCCGTCTATACCCACCAGAAATAGCTGGCTCATAATTAATAAGTTGCGTTGCAGATCCGGGATACATCTCACCCTGAGTTAGTACATCCCTATTGGTGTTCATACCACCAATACAAGAAACCTTAAAGCCACTAATTCTGTCTGCCATTAAAACACTCTTGGATTAAAGGAAGGCTTAACAATCATTGTTGACCGCATATACAAAGGCTCATCTAACAAAAGCCTACGCATTGTTCGGATACCTGTATCAAACTTTTCTTTATATATAGTAGCTCCCTGCTCATTTGATCTGAACATGAGCATGTAGAACATAGCACCATCAATTAATACGCTGGTAAACCTGTCAGGAATAATACAAACATCTGTAGATTCAGCCAAGTCAGCAGGGAAAGACCAATACTTATACTCTACTTGATATGCCTGATCAGGCAAGGGAGTGATACCAAACTTAGACTCTTGTGTTTGATAAACAGCAATGGTAGGACCATAACCACCAGTGCCATTGGTGTCCTCTTGAGGACGATGGTTGTTCAAGTAGTCAGTGTAAGTAAGAACAGGAAGACGGGAAGGTTGATTGTTAGCTGCAGAAAGTCTCTTTAAATAAAAAGAATCCCAGTCTACAGTGGATGTATCAGAAGGAAAACTATATGTACC